CACCATCATCACCACCACAAGGTAATCCTGGTGGAAGCGGTTCAAATTCTACACCTGGATTAGGTGGAGGCTCAGGTGGTTCACTTGCTCACAATGGAAATAACGGTACAAGTTCTGCAGGAGGAGTAGGAGTAGATGGTGCACCATGGGCAATCTTAGGATCAGCACCTAACGCACCTAGTTATGGAACTCCGGGACCAAGTCCTGGAAGATATTTTGGCGGCGCTGGAGGCGGCGGCGGAGAAATATTTGCTAGTAATGTTGCAGGAGGAGCCGGAGGCGGCGGAGCATCTGGAAATCCCGCAGGTGTTGCAGGTAGTGCAAACATGGGCGGCGGAGGCGGCGGTAGTAAAGTAGGAGGAAGCGGTGCTGGTGGCGGCGGTGCTGGTGGATCCGGAATAGTATTTATAAGGTATAAATTTCAATAATGGCACACTTTGCAAAAATAAATGATGACAACGATGTACTACAGGTATTAACTGTTAATGATTCTGATGCTAACACGGAAGCTGAAGGTCAAGCTCATTTAGAAACACACAATAATTGGCCTGCAGATAAATGGATTCAATGTTCATACAATACTAGAGGTGGAGCTCATTTATTAGGTGGCACACCCTTTAGAGCAAACTATCCTGGTATTGGTTATAAATGGGATCCAACAAATTTAATTTTTCATGAAACACGACCTGTTGGTTTTACAGTACCAATAGGACCAACTTCTACAATAGTGACATACGAAAGTTGGACTTTAAATACTACTACAGGATTATGGGAAGCACCTATTGCTAAACCAAATACGACCACTACACATTCCGATGGAAAAACTGTTACAGATTCCTATGCATGGGATGAAGAAAATCAAGTATGGGTTAAAAATACAGTTACTTATTAGATTGACTATATAATAAGTTATTATATATTATTTAAAAGTTATGCATAAGAAAGTATTAAGTGAAATAGATACATATTTTGGAACAGTAGATATGCCAAAATATTTTGAAATTAATAGAAGCGAATTAAAATCAAATTTATTATCTTCTGTGGTTGAGGATAAATGTTTTAAAAATTTTTGTGTAATAAGTAATCCGTTTGATTATGAAATGTTGAATGGAAAGGCATTTACTATGTTGAATACATATTTAATAGAAAATTTTAATTTAAAACACGAAGTAAGAATTGTTAATATGTTTAATTTTGGAAATATATTTAAAGAAAAAGAAAGTTCTATTGGTAAAGATTTAATTGATAAACAAAATTTATTCAAGTCTCCTGACTACACGTGTATTTATGCAATTGATGTTGAAAGATATTCACAACAATTAATAATTGAATATCCAAACAAAAGAATAAGAGAAAATTTTTTTCAAACTGAGTTAAAAAATAATGAATACATTATTTTTCCTTCTACATTAAAATATTTTTTTACTCGAAATAATTCTAATAAAACAAATACGTATTTAACTATTGCCTATAACATAGTTTGATGAGTAGTAATTTTAATTATTGCTGGGTATTTAAAAGAGGACTTCCAGAAAGAATCTGTGATGAAATTATTAAAAATGCAGAATTAAAAAAGAATCAACAACGAGTAGCCATTACAGGAGAGTTTGGTAATGGTAGAGATGTTGTAAAAAATCCTTTAAGTAAAAAAGAAACAAAACAATTAAATAACATTAGAAAATCTAATGTTATTTGGATGGATGATACTTGGATATATAAAGAAGTACATCCGTTTATAGCAAACGCTAATGTAGCAGCAGATTGGAATTATGAAACACACTGGTCGGAAAGTTGTCAGTTTACTACATATGGTAAAAATGATTTTTACGATTGGCACAGTGATTCTTGGAGAACGCCTTATCAATCCGAAGGTTTTGAAAAAGGTAAAATTAGAAAATTATCTGTTACAGTATGTTTATCAGATCCAAATGAATTTGAAGGTGGAGATCTTCAATTTGATTTTAGAGACTTACACCCAAAAAAACCAAAACCAATACATACAGTCAACGATATAAAAAAAGGATCAATAATTGTTTTTCCTTCTTGGGTATGGCACAGAGTAACGCCAGTAAAAAAAGGAATAAGATATAGTTTAGTAATTTGGACTTGCGGATGGCCATTCAAGTAATAGATAACTTTTTAGATAAAGACTGTTTTAATAAAATTAAAACATCAATGACAGGTAATTATTTTCCTTGGTTCTATTGTGATTATGTATCACATAAAGATGAAAAAGATAAATTTTATTTTACACACAATTTTTATCAAGATTCAAAACCACAAAGTCCTTTTTTTACTATGTTAGATAATCTATTAAATAAGTTAGAAATAAAAAGTTTGATTAGAGTAAAAGGCAATTTACAGGTTAGAGAAAAAAAGATGACTTATAATAATTTTCATGCAGATTTACCATATAAACACAAAGGTTGTATTTTATATATTAACGATAATAACGGCTTTACATATTTTAAAGAATCAGATAAAAAAGTAAAACCGAAAGAGAACAGGATAGTTTTATTTGACCCTAGTATTGAGCACAAGAGTTCAAGATGTAGCAATAGTAAAACTAGAGTTAATATAAATATTAATTATTTTTAATGAGTATTAAAATAAAAAACAATTTTTTTAAAAAAGATAAATTTAACAGAATGAAATCTATAGTTACAGATCCTAATTTTAATTGGTTCTTACAAAGCATGGTATTAACTACAAAGAAAGATAAAGATATTTATTTTACTCATGCTTTTTTTATTGAAGATAAAATTTGTAGTCCTTATTACAAAGAAATTGTAGTTCCTTTTATAGATAAATTAAAAATAAAAAAATTATTAAGATCTAAATTAAACCTATACCCTAAAACAAATAAAAAAGTTATTCACGGTTTTCATACAGATAGAACAGACAAACACAATGTTGTTTTATTTTATTTTAATACAAACAATGGTCAAACTTTATTTAAAGATCAAAAAGTTAAATCAGAAGATAATAGGGCTGTAATGTTTGATGGTTTGTTAGAACATTCTAGCACGACTTGTACAGATAAAAATTATAGAATTACTTTAAATATAAATTATGAGCTTTAAAAAGAAAAAATTTTTAATAGTTAAAAAAGCACTACCAAAAGTAGTAGCTCATTTTGTTTCAGATTATTTTTGCATCAAAAGACAAACACATATGACAATGCTTAAAAATAATTATATATCTATTTTTCAACCAGACTATGGAGTATGGAACGATCAACAAATTCCAAACACTTATTCACATTATGCTGACATTGCCATGGAAACTTTGTTACTAGGCTTACTTCCTAAGATGGAAGAAAACACTGGTTTAAAATTAATTCCTACTTATTCTTATGCAAGAATTTATAAAAAAGGTGACACTCTCCACAGACATAAAGACAGAAAGAGTTGTGAAATTTCTGCTACAGTTCATTTAGGAGGAGATAAGTGGCCAATATTTTTAGAGCCTTCTGGAAAAACTAATCAAAAAGGAGTTAAAGTTAATTTAAATTCAGGTGATATGTTAATTTATAAAGGTTGTGAATTAGAACATTGGAGAGAACCATTTACTGAAGAAACATGTGTACAAGTGTTTTTACATTACAATAGAAGAAATGATAAAGATAATAATAAATTTGATGGCAGAGAACACATAGGTTTACCTCAATGGTTTAAAGGTAAAAATAATGTCGACAAAACAAAAATTTAAAAAGTATCTAACTAAAATTGAATATCCTAAAAAATTTGAAGGATGGCATATAAAAGGAATGTTAAAAAAACATTCTAATAAAACTTATAAATTTGACATAACTGATATTATTAAAAGAAGTGGAAACCACTATGAAAAAATAGGTAGTTTTAAAAATAAAGCAGAAAAAATGGTTTTTAATTTAAAAAATGAATGGGTTATATTAGATATAGAAGAACTACATACTTACATAAAAGACAATAAATTAAAAGATGTTAATTTACATGAGTTGATAAACAATCTTGAATGGAACATTATAGTAAAAAAATGAAAGAATATAAATTACCACTCGATAGTTTTATAGGAGGCTGGTTTATTGATAAGCCTACCTGTAATGATATTGTAAAATATTTTAAAAACACTCCTGATAAATTTAAAACCAAAGGACATGTGTTTAACTATGGAAGAAGACTGATAAATAAAAAAGTAAAAGATTCTTTAGATTTACCAATAAGTACACAACAATTCTCACCCCCGTTTAAAAATTATCGAGATAAACTGCAAGATTGTTTGGAAAAATATTTAGTTAGATACCCAGAGCCTAATAGTTTAGACAGGTTTAATATTAATGATGACTACAATATACAGTATTATAAACCTAAAGGAGGTTTTAAAAAATGGCATTCTGAACGAGGGGGTCTCTTAGATGTAACTAGAATCTTAGTTTTTATGACATTTTTAAATGATGCGCCTGGTGGCGGAACTATGTTTAAGTATCAAAAATTAATTGTGCCAGCAAAAAAAGGTTTAACATTAATATGGCCTACTGATTTTACACATACCCACAAAGGACAAATATCTAAAACTCACGAAAAATATATCATAACTGGTTGGTTTACATTTAACCGCTAGGCATATATAACGCCTAATAAACAGGTTTTTATATGCTACAAAAATTAGGCTTTGCTCCAGGATTTAACAAACAAGTCACACAAACCGGCGCCGAAGGGCAATGGTTTGATGGTGATAACGTACGTTTTAGATATGGTAGTCCTGAAAAAATAGGTGGCTGGAGCCAGATAGGTACTAGTAAGTTAACAGGCGCTACAAGAGCTATACATCATTGGGAGAATAATGATGCTATTAAATATGCTGCTATAGGGACTAATAGAATCTTATATGTTCTTCAAGGAGAGGTATATTACGACATTCATCCTATTAGAACAACTTTAACCGGAGCAGACTTTACATCTACCGCTTCTTCAAAGAGTGTTACTGTTACATGCACCGGGGTACATGGATTGATAGAAGATGACATTGTTTTGTTTGACAGTGTAACCGGTTTATCAGGTTCTACTTTTACTAACGCTTCTTTTGAAGATTTAAAATTTATGGTCACGTCTGTGCCTACAGCCGACACATTTACAATAACTATGGCTGCGCCAGAAACCGGAACTCCTGTGACTAACGGTGGATCAGCTTCTGTTCTTTGTTATTACAATGTAGGTCCTTCTCAACAACTAGGTGGTTTTGGATGGGGAACTGCAAACTACGGCGGTCAAGCGGGCGGTCCTGCAACTACAACACTAGCTTCAACTATTAATGATTCCGTAACTGACATTCCTTTAACTAGTTCGGCTGCTTTTCCTTCTTCTGGAGAAATAAGAATTGGAACAGAAGACATTAGTTTTACGGCTAATAACACTAGCACAAATATTTTAAGCGGAGGAGCTAGAGAAGTAAACGGTACAACTAAAGCAGCACATAGTGGCGGAGTAACAGTTACAAATATTTCAGACTATGTTGCCTGGGGCGAGGCCTCTACAGCAGATTTTACTTTATCACCGGGCTTATGGGTTTTAGATAATTACGGTACAAAACTTATTGCATTGATTTATAACGGGGCTTGTTTTGAATGGGATGCAGCACCTACTAATGCTACCAGTATAAGAGCAACAATTATACCGTACGCTCCTACAAAATCAAGGCATGTATTAGTATCAACTCCAGATAGACACTTAGTATTTTTTGGAACAGAAACAACTGTTGGTGACGACACTACTCAAGATGATATGTTTATTAGATTTTCTGATCAAGAAAGTATTGATCAATCTGATTCATATACAGTAACCGCAAACAATACTGCAGGCACGCAAAGACTTGCTGACGGATCAAGGATCATGGGAGCCATTAAAGGTAGAGACGCGATTTATGTCTGGACAGATACAGCATTATTTTTAATGCAATTTGTTGGAGCACCTTTTACATTCTCTTTTCAACAAGTAGGTACTAACTGTGGATTAATTGGAAAAAATGCAGCTATTGAAGTTGATGGTTCTGCGTACTGGATGTCAGAAAATGGTTTCTTTACATATGACGGTCAATTAAAATCCATGCCGTGTTTAGTTGAAGACTTTGTTTTTGATAATTTAAATACAACAGCAAGAGATCTTATTAATGCAGGTTTAAATAATTTATTTGGAGAGGTGACTTGGTTTTATTGTAACAGTGCATCGGATGTTATTAATAGACAGGTCACATATAACTATTTAGACTCATCACCAAAACAACCTATATGGACTACTGGTTCTTTAGCAAGAACTGCTTGGCAAGATTCTGCTGTATTTAATCTACCTAACGCAGCTTACTATACACCTGACGACGACGCTTCTTTTGATGTCATTGGTAACACGGACGGAATTACTATATACTATGAACAGGAAACAGGGACCGATCAAGTCGATGCGGGGGGATCTATTACAGCAATACTTGCTAATATTGTTTCTGGTGATTTTGATATTACTCAACGTAGAAGTAACACGGGACAGACTGTAGGAATGCCCGACCTTAGAGGTGATGGAGAATTTATAATGAGAATTAGTAGATTTATACCGGATTTTATTGACCAAACAGGAAACACAGCAATTAAATTTAAAACAAAAATTTATCCAAATAGCGCACAGGTTACAAATAGCTTTACTTGTGACTCTACTACGACTAAAAAAGATGTACGTGTAAGAGCTAGACAAATTGCATTAGAAGTAGCAAATACCGCTGTTGGAGAAGATTGGAAACTAGGA